TTAAATTGGGGGATGTAAATGCGAATGACCCACAGGCTCTTAGGTTTCCTAGACCTGACAATTCACTTGACGAAAGCCGCGCTTTGTCTGCCTTTGATCCCGTTGGTGGTGGCAATACAGCTCTTGGTAGCCGCACTGTGGGCCTTGACATGGCAGGTTTGGTTGGGCGCGTAACAGTAGAGATTTCCTGATGGCATTTACCTTTACCACACTGAAGCAGGCCATACAGGACTACATGGAGTCCAATGAGACCAGCTTTGTCAATAATCTGCCCACAATTATACAGCAGGCAGAAGACAAGATTCTCAAGACGGTGCAGTTACCTGACTTCCGCAAGAATGTGGAGGGGTCCGTTGCCGCGGGCAGTCAATATCTGGTCATGCCATCGGATTTTTTGACGCCTTATTCGTTAGCGATTGATAATTCCGGATATGACTACCTTATTTTTAAGGATGTAAACTTCATCCGACAGGCGTATCCAGTGGCCGGAACCACTGGCGCCCCCAAGTATTACGGCATTTTTAGCCGCACGGCATTTATTCTTGGCCCCACCCCAGACGCGGCATACGACGCGGAACTGCACTACTTCCATAAGCCTACCTCCATCACCACCTCTACAGACGGCACTAGCTGGCTCGGCACCAATGCCGAGTCCACATTGCTTTATGGCTGTCTTGTCGAGGCGTACACCTACCTCAAGGGAGACCCAGACCTGATGCAGTTGTACACCCAGAGGTATGTGGAAGCGTTGGCCAAGCTGGAGGAGCTGGGCGAGGGCTACAGCACAACAGACAGTTATCGCGGCGGAGAGGTAAGGAAGCCTAGAACGTGATTGACACTGCTGTTGGCAATGTATTTGTACAGACGACTTCCAACAGGGGGTTTACCCCGGAAGAGGTTGCCGAAAGATGCCTAGAAAGGATCGTTTCGGTTGCAGAAGACGCCACTCCCGAGGTGCGGGCGCAGGCGCAGGCATTCAAGGACAACATCAGGAAGCTCCTTGTGCATTACATGAAGGAAGCGATTAAAAGCGACCGAACTACTGTTTATAACGCCCTGTGTGATGCGGGGCAAAAAGACCTAGCCGAACTTATCAGGAGACTTTGATATGGCTTTTTCCGGTAACTACATGTGCACGTCCTTTAAGCAACAGTTGCTTCAGGCCAAGCACGACTTCACCGCCAGCACAGGTCACACTTTTAAGCTGGCAATGTATACCAACAGCGCGAGCTTTGATGCGTCTACTACCGACTATACCGCGACCAACGAGGTCAGCGGCACGGGGTATTCTGCCGGCGGTGGCACGCTGACCAATGTTACTCCCACCACGTCTGGAACAACGGCGCTGACTGATTTTGCGGACTTGACCTTTGCGTCATCAACCATCACTGCTCGCGGCGCATTGATCTACAACACCACTACGGGTGGCGGTACGAGCACTACTGACTCAGTCGTTATTTTGGACTTTGGCTCTGACAAGTCATCCAGCGCAGGCGACTTTACCATCGTGTTCCCAACCGCTGACGCATCTAACGCTATTATTCGGATTGCATAATCATGGCTCTGGTCGTTGCTGATCGTGTAAAAGAAAGCACCATTACCACAGGTACAGGCGCGGTTACGCTGGCCGGTGCGGTCACTAACTTTGTGACATTTGCTTCTGTCCTGTCTGACAGCGACACGACCTATTACGCAATTGTCGATGACACGAATAATGACTTTGAGGTTGGTCTAGGCACGTTCACCGCGAGCGGAACCACGCTCTCGCGAGACACGATTCTTGCTAGCTCAAACGGCGGGTCTGCTGTCAACTTGTCAGCAGGAACAAAGGAAGTGTTCATCAACTACCCTGCTGGAAAGTCTGTGTATCTTGACGGCTCCGGACAGTTAGTAATTGGTGGAACGGCAGTCACCTCGACAGTCGCCGAACTCAATCTTCTCGACGGCGTAACTGCGACAACGGCGGAAATCAACTACCTTGACATTACCACCTTGGGAACGTCTGAGGCGAGTAAGGCGGTTACTGCCGACGCAAACGGAGATGTTGCGCTTTCAGAAGAGTTGAAGGCTAAAAGCTATAACGAAACATATGCGTCGGTCACGTCGTCATCTAACGCCACCACGGTAGATTGTGAGGCGGCAAACTCATTTGCACATACGTTGACGGAAAACACCACGTTTACCTTCAGTAATCCTCCGGCTAGCGGCACGGCCTACACATTGTCACTTGAGATCATTCAAGACGCCAGTGCGTCCGGCTACACAGTCACATGGCCGGGGTCCGTGATTTGGCCAAACGCAACCGCGCCCACTTTGACCGCTACAGCAAACGCCAAGGATGTTTTTGTGTTTTACACCCGAGATGGCGGGACGGCTTGGTATGGGTTTACTTCCGGTCAGGCGTTTGGCTAATGGCCACCAAGAAGAAACTTCTTGAAGCCGCCGCAGGCGCGAGCTTAACCCCTGACACAGGCGATCCAGAATTTGCCAATGTCACCTTGCTGTTAGACGGTGATGGCACTAGCGGCGACAACAACAACACCTTTACTGACTCGTCTACCAACGGCTTTACGGTTACTGAGAATGGCTCTGTAATACAGGGTAGCTTTAGCCCTTACGGTGATAACTGGTCTAACTATTTTGGATCAGGCAATAAACTTAAAACCGCAGGATCTTCTGACTTTGCTTTTGGTACTGGTGATTTTTCTATTGAGTGCTGGGTAAATGCCGAAAGTTTTTCAAGTACCGTAGGGCTTTTAAATACTCAACTTACCGACACTACAGCCGGTGCTGGAATGTGGTATTTGGCGATTATAAATAGCACTACTTTACGGCTTGGGAGACACGGGTCACCTCAATATGTTGATGGTTCGACATCTTTTTCTGAAAACACTTGGCATCATATTCATGCAAGCAGAGTATCATCAACCGTAAGACTATTTGTTGACGGCGTTTCCCTAACATTAACAAATACGGGAGGTGGACTTGATACTTATGATTTTAATAGTAACGGAACTAACTTAACTGTTGGATTTGTGGCGGCGAGCAACCCATTGCCGGGCTATTTGTCAAACGCCAGAGTTATAAAAGGAACTAGCTCAGAAAACAAAACATCTAACTTTACACCATCTACATCGCCCTTAACCGCAGTCACTAACACGGTATTACTTACTGCACAGTCAAACCGTTTTGTAGACAATAGCTCTAGCGCACATACGTTTAGTGTTGATGGAACCCCCAAAGTAACCCCGTTCAGTCCGTTCAAGAATGATGACGCAAGGGATATAACGACTGATGGTGGGTCTGCTTACTTTAACTATGGGCCATACTTAACACTTCCGCAAAATACTGCATTTAATTTTGGAACTGGAGATTTTACTGTTGAGTTTTGGGCAAACGTAGACACTTATAGAACATCAGGCTCTTATTTTGATGCGTTTGTCACATTTGGTTTTTACACCAGTTCTCCTTACTTTAGGATGGGCCAAGACGGAAAATTTAAAGCGGGGTTAGTTGGAATAGAGCTTTCTAGCACAACAGTATTAAAAAAATCGGAATGGAACCATCTTGCTGTAACTAGGTCTGGAGCAACGGTAAACCTTTTTGTAAACGGAGCGCTAGAAGCTACTAATACACATTCAGCAAGTTTAGGGAACAGTGCCGCCGTTACTATTGGCACATCTTCGTGGCAAGCCAACAATGAAGAAATGAAAGGCTACTTGAGCGACGTTAGAATCGTTAAAGGAGCCGCTGTTTATACATCGTCGTTTACACCGCCTACAGCACCATTGACTGCCGTAACAAACACAAGCGCCTTACTCAACTTCCAAGACGCTGGCATCTACGACCTATCAGGCATCAACAACCTAGATACTGTAGGTGACGCTAGGCTGGGTTTTGCACCGATATACGGCACAGGGTCATTGGAGTTTGATGGGTCTGGTGATTACTTAAAGATCCCACAAAATGATGACTTAGAGCTAGGGAGCGGAGACTATACCATTGAATGTTGGGTCAACATATCTGCGGCGGCAAGCGTTGGCGGAATATTTTCAAAAGGCTTGCCATCAACTTTAAATACTTCTACTTGGTCTTTAGAGTTTAATACTACTAATAATTATGTTTCTTGGTATGTTCAAGCGGCAAGTACCTCCTACATAATCACTGGTTCCCAAAATATAAAAACCAGTAAATGGATTCATATTGCTGTTACTAGATCAGGTAATGACACAAAATTATTTGTAAACGGTGTACAAGACGGTTCAACTTACACTGGTGGATATACGATAGCAACGGGCGGTGATTTATATTTAGGCACAGGATTTTATGATCCGACAACAAGAACTATTACAGGTTACATAGACGACTTTCGTATCACCAAAGGCGTAGCCCGTTACACATCAAACTTCACGCCCCCGACCGAAATAGACTTGGCGCTAGATACTCACGCTGAATACGTCACGTTGTTCCTAGATGGCGATGGCCCCGCTAACGGCCAGAACAACACGTTCACTGATAGCTCAACAAACGACTTTACAATTACTGAAAGTGGCAGTGTTGTGCAAGGCGTGTTTAGTCCTTACGGTGACAACTGGTCTAATTATTTTAACGGAACTGACTACCTCTACGGAACGGTTAATGCTCTAGGGACGGGTGACTTCACGCTAGAGTGCTGGGTGAACTTTTCGTCATTAGGGGCAAACAGAACCATAATGTCGTTTGGGGCTTTTTCTCCTGCTTTATACTACAGACACGCCTCAACAGAATTAGCAGTTTATCACGGAAGTGCGTTTTACCTTTCTGGTTTTACTCCAGAAGTTGGAGAGTGGTATCACGTTGCATTTACAAGAAGTGGCACAACGTCACGGATGTTTGTTAATGGGACTCAGCAAGGCTCCGACACAACGTACTCAACAAACATAACTGATACAACACTTCGTATTGGTTATGATAGCGTAGATTACACAGACGCTTATATTTCTAATGTTAGAGTTGTTAAAGGGACTGCGCTTTATACGTCTAACTTTACTGCTCCAACATCTCCGCTGTCAGCAGTTACCAACACAGAATTATTAACGTGCCAATCAAATCGTTTTGTTGATAATGGAAGTAATTCTATAACCGTATCAGTCAACTCAACACCCCAAGTAACCCGCTTCAGCCCGTTTGAAAGCAACAAGCCGTATGACATTACTACGGATGGTGGGTCTGGGGACTTTAGTAATAGTGCATTAACACTAGCAGACAGCACATCTTTTGATTTTGGTACTGGTGATTTTACGATGGAGGCGTGGATTTACCCAAGAAGTTTGAATGACGCAAACGACTACAACAGTATTGTGTCGGCGCATAATCCTACAGCGGGGAGTCCTGCCGCTCAAGACTCTTGGCTTTTTACAGTTCTTAATAATCAGAAATTAACTGTCTATGGGTCTGGAGGAACTACCTCTAGCTCAAATGCCACAGTTTCTTTAAACGAGTGGTCGCACGTTATGATTACTCGTTCTAGCGGCACTATACGGTTTTTTATTAATGGAACGCTAGACACAAACACCCCTAGTGTCACGGGTAACTTTAATTGCACTTCAGCGGGACTAGCTATTGGTAGGCAAGCAAATCCAGACGGCTCTACTACTCGTTATTGGGATGGTTGGATTTCTAATGTTAGGTTGGTAAAGGGTACAGCGTTACAAACATCATCCTTCACACCCCCAACATCACCACTAACAGCCGTTACCAATACAGAGCTACTACTAAACTTCCAAGACTCTGCAATTCCTGATCTATCTGGATTAAACAACATTGACACTGTTGGTAACGCCAAGGTAGCCGCATCAGATCCTACTAAGTACGGGTCAAATGCTATGCAGTTTGATGGGTCTGGTGACCTAAGAATTAATGTAACAGACCCGATTTCCTTTAGCGGTTATGCGGGAGACTTTACAGCAGAAATGTGGGTTTACCCAACTGCGGTGGGGTCTAGCAATAGTTATGTTTGGCAACACGCTCCATCGGCAACATCTTATTCGCCGTTTATTATTGTCATGCGGCCCAGCACATACGAGTTTGCTATTTATGCTTCGTCTAATGGGTCTAGCTGGAATTTAATTTCCAATGCGACCATAGGCACAGCAACCGCAAATGCATGGAATCATATAGCGGTAGTGCGTGATGGTACGAACATAAAAACATATATGAATGGAACTGTAGGAAGTACTAGCGCAGTCAGCACAACGGCTCTTATGACCACATCTGGACAAATTTGTATAGGAAGTGCGTTAGGTACTGCTAATACTTATTTCACTGGCTTTATTGACGATCTTCGCATCACCAAAGGCATAGCCCGTTACACGTCTAACTTTACACCGCCTTCTGCGGCACTACCCAAGTTTTAATAGGAGACAAATATGTTATTTGTTGAAGTGGCTACTGGAACGCCAAAAACAAAAGTCCAGCTAAAACAAGAAAACAAGCATATGTCTCTGCCTGAAGCGTGGACTGATGCAACGCTAGAAGCCTTGGGTGTGGCACGAGTAACAAAGACTGATGCACCTGATGTTGGCGAATGGCAAGTAGCTGTCAAAGAGGGCGTAGAGCAAGTCGATGGTGTATGGCAGGAAAGGTGGGTAATTCAGGAAATGTTTACCGAATACACTGAGACTGACGAGAACGGTGTAGAAACCACGGTAACCGTACAGGATCAAAAGGATGCCAAGGTAGCCGCAGACAATGCCGCCCTAGCGGAGACAGCGCGGATTGAAAGGAATGATTTGCTGAAGGATACAGATTATTACGGACTGTCCGACATGACAATGTCGGCAGAAATGGCGGCGTATCGTCAGGCTCTGCGTGATGTCCCGGCGCAAGCAGACTTTCCTAGCGCCATCACTTGGCCCACAAAGCCGGAATAATTGACCGGAGATAGATATGGCGCTTGTACTTAAAGACAGGGTTAAGGAAACCACAGCCACAACAGGAACCGGAGCGCTGTCTCTGGCCGGGGCAGTAACCAATTTTCAGTCGTTTTCTTCGGTGCTTTCAGACGCAGACACAACGTACTACGCAGTCATTGACGTGACTAATTCAGAGTTTGAGATTGGGCTTGGGACGTACTCCAGCGGGGGCAACACGTTAGCCAGAACAACCGTGCTAGAAAGCTCTAATGGCGGATCGGCAGTTAATTTTAGCGCGGGCACTAAAAACGTATTTATAGCGTACCCCGCAGAGCGCTCCGTTTATCTGGATGGTTCTGGCCAGCTTGTTATCAACGGCACAGCGGTGACTGCCACAGCCGCAGAGCTTAACTACTCTGACATTACAACGCTAGGCACTAGCGAGCCAAGTAAGGTGGTTACTGCGGATGCCAACGGCGTAATAACA